AGTTCCTGCCATATTTCCTCCTATGTACTAATTGCGTCCACTACACTTATCCAACAATCAAAACCGTTGGCCGTGCCGCTTTGTGCTTTTACTACGTCACCACTTTGTATAACTACTTTGGATGCACCTTGAATTAATTCAATGGATGAAGTAGCTGGAACACTAACGCCTTTAATTAAATATCTAGCCGTATCACTGTCACCAGCGTCCGTAATAAACACATCTAACGTGTCTGTTGTTGTTAAAATATTAGCAAATCTTAAACCCACAATTGCGTCATCACTATTTGATGTATAAATAGTAGTCGCTGAATTGGTTATTCTTTTACCGTTACTTTCAAAATCTTGTGCCATATTTTTCTCCTAGTTTCTTATATCATAGAGCGATTGCCATCGCAACCGCGAATCCTGGTCCCGCAAATAGTGTGCTGGTAGATACACCGCCAATTGTAATAGCGTCTGCCTCTAATGTGCCATTTATATCTGCATTTCCTTCTATATCTAAAGTCGCTGCGTCAAGCTCGCCTGTTAAAGTTATATTTCTAAAACCTGTTATATCTTTGTTTGCGTCCACAATTACAGCTAATGAAGCTGAAATAGTTCCTGCTGTAATACCATCTAATAAATTTAGTTCTGCAGCGGTAGAAGTTACTGCGGTGCTAGCTATAGAAAGGGCATCTGTTTCTAGTGTACCATCAATATCAACGTTACCGGAAATATCCAATGAGCCAGCTTGTAGTGCACCATCAGTGACACTTAAATTACCAGTGCTCGATCCGGTAGCCGTGGTTGTACCTAACACGAATGTGTCAGCACTTTCGTCCCACATAAATATAGCATTGTCACCTGTAGAGCCACGCTCTATTACGATACCTGAGTCATTACTATTAGAACTTGCACCGTTGTTTAATTCTATTAAATTGTCTGCTACCACCATATTAGTTGTAGCGACAGTTGTTGTTGTGCCGTTAACTGTAAAGTTACCACCAACAGTTAAATTACCTGTAGTTGTAACTGTGTCTATAAAAGCATCTTTCCATCTAACTCCAGTTGATCCAAGATCAACATCGCTGTCAGATTGTGGTCCAAATATATTGTCGCCTAAATAAACTTGCTCAACATTAGCTGCGTAGAAATGTATTTCATCAGCTGTTTCAAAATCTATTTTTGTTTGATCGTCTTCACCAATTTTTATATCAGTTGCTAATAAAGATGTAATAGTGGTTTGTGCAGCATTAATTGCAAAATCTAAATTATCATTTGAGGTGTCATAAGTAACCGTAATACCAGTTTCAGTATTACTAGATACCATGTTATTACCAACTGTATCTCTTACAAATGTTGCAAGTGCAACACCGGCAACTGTAATTGCATCAGCTTCTAGTGTTCCGTCAAAATCACCGTCTACCGCGTCTATGTTTCCTATAAATGTAGTTGCTGTTACGTTTCTAAAACTTGAAATGTCTTTATCGGAGTCTACTACCACAGCTTTAGAAGCTGCTACAGTTCCTGCAGTTACACCATCAATAGTTTCTAGCTCTGTTTCATTAATATCTGCAGAACCAATAACAAAACTAGTTCCGGTAATCGCTGTACCTGTTATGGCTGCTGCACTTGCACCACCAATAATTGCACCATCAATAGTACCACCATTAATATCTGCAGTATCTGCAACTAGTGAATCAATGTTTGCTGTACCATCAATAAATAAATCTTGCCATTCTTTAGATGCACTACCTAAGTCAAAAGTACCATCATCATCAGGAATAATATCGGAATCAACTTCACCACCAAAAACAATGTTATCTGTGTTAGCATCACCAAGAGTTAGGGTGCCACCGTTAAAGGTTGTTGTACCAGTTACCGTTAGATTACCACCAACATCTAAATTAGCACCTAGAGTAACGTCACCGTCTGCGTCCAGGAATACGGACCGCGCTGCGGGCATAGTACAAAATACAGTTTTAGTACCAGCAGAAAAGTCAACGGCGCTATCACTGTTAGAACTAGCATATACAGTAGTACGGGTAAGATCAGAGCTATCACCGTCTAGTGTGCCTAGACCAACTTCAAACTCATCTGCAGTTGAGTGAAAGATTGCATAGTAAGTAGTATTAGAATTACCAATACCTGCAGCAAAAGTTTCAAAACCAGTTGGTGCACCGCCCAAGGATAATGCACCGGTGCCGGTTGTGGTTGTAGTTTCTTTAACTCTTTCGCTAAGTACTAACGCCATCTAGTCTCCTTATGCCAATCTTATAATTGCTGTGCTCGTTCCTGCTGCCGGAAACTGTACAGTAAAAGTTCCTGCAACAGTTGAAAAATCACCGCCAAAATCTAATATACAAACAGAATCTGCATTTGCCGTATTAGCACCACCATTTGATTGGTATATTTGTGCACATCTTGCAGTTATAGTTGCTGTAGTAAAAGATGTATCAGCAAAATCTATGAAAGCAGTTGATGCTGACGATCCGCCAGTCACACCATTATTAGTTAAAGTATTACCACCAGTATTATACCCAGTGCCACTTACTTCGTTGGTATTAACAAATTTTACCGGATCTGATGCTATTCTAGTTTTAGATGAATCAAATAACGCTATCTTATAAGTGTCACCACCTGATTGAAAATTGTGGTTGCCTTTTAACAACTGATCTTTAAAAACATTACTAATTACATTAGCCATATATATTCTCCTTAAGGGTTTCCAGACGGCACCGGTATTCGCGGTATACCATCCATATATTCATCTCTTCTTCTTCTACCCATCTGTTCACCTGCAAAAGGTTGCAATACTTCTTTATAATATTGCTCATACATTTGTACCATTTGTGGGTTTTTTAAAAATTTAAAAGCTTCTACGAGGCAGGCATAAAGCAACATTTCTGGTGCGTTATTACTAACCCAAGTAGTAGTATTACTTGAAGATAGTCCTGTTGGTTGCGCATTATACGCTAGTTCAACAGTATACGTTGCATCAGGCGAGGGAGCAAGTAATAATGTGTCATTGTCCCAATTTGCGTAATATTTTGGTGTTCCTGTAATAGTTCTATTTGGCACATATTCATTAATAAAAGATGTATCTTTTTTTTCTAAAGTAATACGTACATTATCAGTACCGAAAATTTGTATATATCTAACAAATGCAAAAAGTTGAGGAGTTGCTCCAGGCATAGCGACAAACGGATCACCGGTTGTTAAGTTGGCTGTTTTGTATTTTTTAAATACATCTAAATCTGCATTTCTAAAAATTCTAGATTCTGCATGTTCTATAATATCATTAAGAATAGTTGTTGTTAAAACATTACTATCTGTTTCAGTATAATCTATTATTTGTTGTGTTAATTCTGCGTATGTTGTCATGCTACTAATGTTGCCGGGCCAGCGTAAGCGCGGAAACCTCCTCCTGTTATATTACCTGTTGTTGCAGTGTCTGTCGACACTGTAAAAGTATAAGAATTAGTATCAACCACAGTTATTGAGTAGCCAACAGATCTATTTATATTTGTGTCTGTTATACCATCAAAACTAGTTGCGTTATAAAATCTAACTGTATCGCTGCTTGATCTTCCATGTCCTTCTTCAGTTACAGTAATAACACCACTGCTTGAACTACCAGTTTTAAAAGAATTTGTTTTTAATAAATTTGGCACAGCATTTTCTGTTCTATCAGGTCTAGAATCTTGCAATGCTTGCGAATCAGCCTGGTGGTCTTTTTTTTCTAGTTGTGGATGCTTAGCTTCAAACTCAGATTTGTGCACAAAAGAACCATTCCATTCTTTCATCATTTCTTGATATGGAAAAGCCATGCCACTTCTATCAGAAATAGCTTTTGATTTTTTACCTGAAGAAAAATTAGACATTACTATAATATACCTTTGGTGTTATGTAAGTGCTAGTAGAAGAACCATCTTCTGTTAGTGCTCTATTTAATTCATCTTCATACAACATTTTGTTTTGTTGTACTAATTCTGTATTGTATTTTTGTGCTAAATAATAAGCTAAACCAGATACCATACACGGTACAAAACGATAAGGTACGTCGCCAGCGTTTGTATAATCACCTATATCTTCAATTCGTTTTACATAATAAATATGCATGTCAGCACTAGCTGCTGTTGAATTAGGCACAGGATAAACTGTAACAGTAACTCTATCTATAAATCTTTGTACATAATATTGAGTAGGAGTACCTGTTGATAATTTATTGCCCAATGCGGAATAGGTTGATCTATCTATTTTTGTCATAGCTACATCTAATTGATTACTTGCAGTTCTATTAGTTCTGTGTGTTGCTTCTAATATATCATCCATTCCAAAAATAGTTGATGCTACTTGATTAGTTGTTGCTTGAGCTCGGTTAGAGTCAGAAGTATCGTCTGCCGCACTTCTAAAAAAATGATATTCAGCTTGGTTTTCTATTAAATCAATATTAGTTTCTTGTAGTTCCCAATAGTGTAAACCTCTATTACCCCACTCTTGAAACATTATATTTAAAGAACGTCTAGCTGACTTAATTTGATATCCGGTTAATTGATCTATACCAACACGTTGATATGCTTCTTCTATAACTTCATCAATAGAAAAAGTTTTATCGAACGTTGCTGTTCCCGAAGTAGTGTTTGGCATATGCTACTCCTATTAATAATTTTTAAGCCACTCACATGTAATGGTTGCACTGTCATTAGCAGTACAAGCAGGCATTACAATTACAACATCACCAGTAAAGTTAGTAGCTTGGTTATTTTTAATACCGCCTATAGAGCTATAATCTAGATAACCATCACCCTCTACTGTTATAAAAGTTGCATCAGTGTCTGCATCCCACATCAATTTAACAGCATCTACTTTTGCTGTCATTGATACGCTGTACCATATTTTATTTAAAGTAACTGTTGCTGGTGTTGCACCATCACCTCTTGCCGTTAATGCTGACACATCAACAATCTTAGTTGTGCCACCAGAATTGTCTGATACGTTTTGATAGTGTGTGACTATTTTTTTATCACCTTCAAAAAGTGTTTGATTTAATACTACGTCTGCCATTTTATTTTCTCCTACTAAAGAGTAAGGGCCATTACGCCCTTACTCAGAGTTTATTTATTACATTACTGAATAATCTAATTCTACTGTAAATCGTCCAGCTGAAGCATCACCATTCAATGTAGTTGTTGCAAACGCATATAAATGTTTGCTAGCAACTGCCGCACTAATGTTTGGCTCGAATACATGGAAAGCTGCTGCATCAAAGTCAAGGTCAACTTCAGTTACTGAGTCTGTTGCAGAAATTCTTGGATTAATAGATGCAACA